TGAATTGGGCTTTGAGTATTGGGATATAACTTGCAAGGAGTTGAAAAATAATAACCTACTGGCTGGCGCTGATCTCGGATTGGTTGCCGGGTACTGCAACGAATTGGGATTGTATAAAAAAGCCTGTGAGATAAACAACAAAGAGGGCGAGGTTGTTGTTAACAGATTTGGCGAGCGTGTTGTTTCGCCGTGGTACGATGTGCGCAGCAAAGCATTGAAGCAAGCCACGCAGATGGGGCAGTTGTTTGGAATCACACCGAGCGCCCGGGCAAGAATTGAAACGGGCAACGTGAAGCCAGCTAGTAAATTAGAACTATTAAGAAAACCAAAAACCGCATAACATGAAAAAGACAGTTAACAAAGCAACGCACAAAGCCGCCTTTGAAACGGCGCACGTTGAATACCAGGGACGCGAGTACAGGATTGAAGAGCGAGGCCACCAATTTGTGATCACCATGGACCAAGGCAGCGGATTTCGTGAGTGTGGCAAGTTTGGTTTGTGGGATGAGGCGTTTGTGTATCGCAACTTGAAACTAGCTGAAGAGGCAAAGGCCATTTTTGAAAGCCAGTGCAAAAAGTTGAAAAGTATATAAGCGACGTCCAATCTGGCGCGGTGCCAGTTTGTGAACACGTGCGCAATGCCGTTGATAGATACGTGGCAGATCGTGCAGCGGGGTGGGGATTCTCTGATACCTACGCTTTGCATGCCATTGAATTTATTGAGCAGCTCGAGCATAGCACTGGCGAATATGCGGGCAAGCCGTTTGAGTTGGAGCCATGGCAGGCTTTTATAATTTGGAATCTGTTTGGTTTTTTGAATGAGGACGGTAGCCGTAGGTTTACGCGGGCTTATGTTGAAGTGCCACGCAAAAATGGTAAATCTACTTTTTCCTCGGCGATTATGCTTTATGGGCTTATTGCAGATGATGAGTCAGCGGCGCAGGTTTACAGCGCGGCCACAAAGTTAGATCAGGCGATGATGGTATTCGGCGAGTCGGTTAGGGTTTGCCAGAATCTGCCCTGGTTGAATGAAGCGCTTACCGTTAACAATTCTGTAAACAATCGGCGCATCCTTTACGGGCAATCGATATACAAACCGCTCGAGTGGAACCCAGGCAAGCAGGACGGACTAAATGCGCACTTTTGTTGCATTGATGAATATCACGCCCATCCAAATGATGAGCTCTACAACGTAATCCGCAACTCAATGGGTGCAAGGCGGCAGCCGTTGCTGTTTACTATTACGACGGCGGGCTTCAATCGTGAGGCGCCCTGCTACAAACACAGGCAGTACTGCGCAGGTGTGTTGAGTGGCAATATAAAAGACGATGCTTTGTTTTCGGTGATCTATACATTGGATGAGGGCGATGATTGGACGGACCCGGCAGTATGGGCAAAAGCAAATCCAAACTGGGGTATTTCTGTAAACCCTAGGCAGTTGGAGCAAGGATTGACCGAGGCCAAGGAGTTCGTGCACAAGGAAGTTGAATTTAAAACCAAACTGCTCAACGTGTGGACCGATACGGCAATGACTTGGATTAGCGACAGCGATTGGAAAGCCTGCGATGGCGCGGATGATCTTAAAGGCGCTTTGTGTTATGGTGGTTTGGATTTGGCAAGCACTGGGGATTTTTGCGCATTTAGTTTGTACTTCCCAGAATTTCACGCGATTCGCTCATGGTATTGGCTGCCTGTTGAAACGGCCTATAAACGCAAGGACGCAGCAGGGCAATCTATTAGGCAGTGGGCAAGTGATGGGCATATTGAGTTGACGGACGGCAATGTAACTGATTACTCTTTTATTAAGGCGCGGGTTATTCAGTTGGCGCAGCAGTACGACATCAAAGACATTGCCTTCGACCGCTTCAACTCTAGCCAGTTAGTAATTGAGCTACAAAACGAGGGCTTGCAAATGTTCCCATTTGGCCAAGGCTTTGTATCAATGTCGGCACCCACCAAAGAACTGGAACGATTGACAAAGGACAAACAATTAAGGCACGCGGGCAATCCCGTTACGCGTTGGATGATGGGCAACATAATGCTGCGCACTGATCCTGCGGGTAATATCAAAATAGACAAAGCGAAGTCGGGCGATAAAGTCGATGGGCCTGTGAGCATTGTGATGGCGTTAGGCACTTGCATGCAGGATGCCGCAAAAGAAAAAGAATCAGATTTTTGGTTTGTAAGCTTATGAAATTTTTGGATGACTATATGCAGGAATACTACAACAACCTACCGAAATATCGGACTTACGAGGATGCCTACAATGCAACCGAGGAAAAGTATTTCGGCAAGTTTGGAATAAGAAGGTACAAAAACTACGATGTATTCAGGGCAGCGTTGAGCAGGTGGTTGGCTCAGGGGCGTAATAAGTAATTTGTTAACGTGAGTAATTTGGGGCAGTTGTAATTTGCGGGCGATGAATCTAAAATTCTGGCAGCCAAAAAGAGCGGAGAAGCGCAGTAGCTTATCGCAGCCAACTGATTGGCTTGTGAATACTTTACAAAATGTTTTCGGATATCAAACAAAAAGCGGGCAGGCGGTTAATGATCGCACGGCGTTATCTATTGCGTCGGTGCACGCGTGCGTTAGAGTTATTGCAGACGGTATTGCGGGGCTATCTTTAAAGTTGTATAAAGACGATGGCACCAATCGCGAGCAGGTTGTAATCCATTACGCCACGGCATTGGTAAACGAGCCAAACCCATACCAAACAAAATACGATTTCACCAAATACATGGTGAGCCACTTGGCGCTGAAGGGCAACGCTTACGCTTTTATCAATCGCGACAGCAGATATTTGGGGATTGAGTTGCACCCAATTGCACCTGATTACGTGCAGCCAATTATGCAGGATGGCCAACTGTTCTACAAAGTGAATCGCAAGGGCTTCCCTGGCATGATTCCAGCGGCCGACATGTTGCACTTTAAAGGTCTTTGCGGTGATGATCCGTTGGTAGGTTTATCGCCCATCGTGGTTCACGCCGAAACCTTGGGCATTGATTTGGCAGCAATTAGCCAGAGCGCTGGCGTCTACAAAAATGGAGTATTGAAATTTTTGTTAACATCTGATGCGCAGATTAAACCAGAGCAGGCAGTGCCATTGAAGAAATCGCTTGATGATGTAATTGATGGGGCAAGCCGTAGCACCGTGTTGCCTAATGGCATCAAGATGGAAAAGTTGAGCCTTAGCCCAGAAGAGGCGCAGTATTTGGAAACTCGCAAATTTTCGGCTGAAGAAATCGCCCGCATTTTTGGGGTGCCCGCTTCCATGATTGGCGCAAAGGATGGCATCAAGTCCAGCGTTGAACAGGAATACCAAGATTTTTACGCACGTACTTTGGCAAGTTACGCTATTAACATCGAGCAGGAAATGGCCCGCAAGCTGTTAACAGAAAATGACAAGTTAACTTATTACTTTAAATTTAACTTTAATTCGCTGTTGAGAGCCTCCGCCAATGAGCGCGCTGATTACTATAACAAAGGCATTCGCGGCGGTTGGCTTTCACGTAATGAGGCCCGCATGTTTGAAGATGCAAACGGATTTAATGGAGGCGATGAGTATTTGATCGAATCTAATTTAATGCCGTCAAGCAAAATTGATGAATACATGGATGCAAAGATTGCGCAACTAATGAGCACCGCCGACAAAAACAACAACCCAGAGGGAACTAATAACACAGAAGTAATCTAATGAAACAAGAAAGGCGCACATTTACGGGCACCGTCCACACCAGGTCAGAAGGCGAAGGCATGCCACAAGAAATAGGCGGCATTGCTGCTGTCATTAATTCTGCTACCGATCTCGGATATTTTGAAGAGGTTATTTTGCCGGGAGCGTTTGACAATGCTTTGTCAAAAGATTACGACATTCGTTGTTTGTTCAACCACGAAGCCGAGTTAATTTTGGGCCGCACAAAAGCAAACACCTGCAAAGTATTTGTAAATGGCGACGGCAATCTTGAATATACATGGGTTCCAGATTATGAGAATCCAACACATATGAGCGTTGTGCGTTCTATCATGCGCGGTGATATCACACAGAGTTCATTTGCGTTCACCATTAAAGAACAAATGTGGAGCGAGTCAGAAAAATACGGATCTATGGGCAAGCGCACAATCAAAGTAATTGAGGATTTGTATGATGTTAGCCCTGTAACTTATCCAGCTTACGCAGATACAGAGGCCGACGCCCGTAGCATTGTTGCTATGCGTGATCAGGAGCAAGAAATCGAAGAGGCCAAAAGAAGCCAAGCCTCTGCCGATGTTATTAAATTGGCTTTATTGAGATACAAAAACCTTTAAACAAAAAACAAAATCATGAATAAAATTAAAGCATTGAAAGAAGAGCGTGGACGTTTGCTCGGCGAATTGTCTACCTTGCAAACCACAATCGAAAAAGAAGCCAGATCTATGGCTGATTCAGAAACCAACCGCTTAAGCGAAATCGAGGCTCGTTTGGGCGCGATCAAAGCCGAGGTTGAAACCTTGGAAAAGTTGCAGAATCTTGCAGCTCAAGCCGCTGGCCACGTTGCTAGCCGTAGCGAAGAAAAAGAAAAGGCCGACATGGCTAAAGAGTACAGCTTTAAGCGCGCTATCGATATGGCTATTTCTGGCCGTCGCGAAGGTGTTGAAGGTGAATTTTCTGCCTTGGCTTCTAGCGAATATCAGCGTAGCGGCGTAAGCGTAAGCGCTCACTCTATGAAAATCCCTTCTGAAGTATTTAAGCGTGATATGTCTGCTACTGGCGGAACTTCTGGTTCTGAAGGTGGTGTTAACGTTCAAACTTCTGTTGGTTCTATCATCGATGTATTGTTGCCTAAAACTGTATTGCGCGGTTTGGGTGTGCAGCAGTTGAGCGGATTGGTTGGTAACTTGGATATGCCAACAGCTTCAACTGTGCCTTCTGCAGGTTGGAACACTGAAAACGGAACTGCTACTGAAAAGAGCCCCGCGTTCAGCAAAATCACTTTCAGCCCTAAGCGTTTGGCCGCTTACATTCAGGTATCAAACCAGTTAATGTTGCAATCTAGCAACTCAATCGACGCTTACGTGCGTAACTGGTTGTTGAATGCCATGGCTCAATCTTTGGAAACTGCTGCTATCAAAGGTGGTGGATCTAACGAGCCTACCGGTATCATTGCTAACTCTTCAGTTAACGTAACTTTCGCAGGTGGTGCATCTTCTAACAGCACAAACGCTAACGGTATTGCTCCAGTATGGGCCGACGTTGTTAACTTGATGAAGGCTGTAGAAAACGCAAACGGCGAAGGTGTTGCTTACTTGACTAACCCTAAAGTAAAAGCCGCTTTGCAAACTATCCCACGCCAAGCTTCTGGTGTTGAAGGTAACTTTATTTGGCCTGCAGGTGGTGCTGAATTGAACGGTTACAATGTAGCTACTTCAACTTTGGTTCCTAGCAACTTGTCTAAAGGTTCTAGCAGCACATTGTCTGCCATGATTTTTGGAGACTTCTCTAAAATGGCTATCGCTTCTTGGGGTGGTATGGAGTTGACAGTTGACCCTTATTCTGGTGCAACTGCTGGCTTGACTAACGTTGTATTGAATGCTTACTTAGATTGCAACTTGTTGCAGCCTACTGCCTTCGCAGTTTGTA